GCTGTGCCATAGCAGAAAACAAAAGGTTTTTTAGAGAACAATAGTGATTGAAAGGGGTGAAAATGGAAACCGAAGACGCGCAACGAGTGTACGGCGAGAGAATTGATTCAGAGGTGATTCAAGTGGTGGCAGACGTACCCATTGCAGAGGAAACGTGGCGAGAGGAATGCTGGTCATACGATTCGATCACACGATACCTCACAGCTGTGGAGTCGATCTTTGACAACAAAGTCATCACTGATGAACACTTGTACAAACTGGCGGTGTCTTTGGGAAAGTTGGGCAGAAAGTTGGATCTATCTGGCAATTCCTCCACTCTGCCCACCCTAATTCACACTGTGGGACTATTGAGGTATGCTGCTTCAAAGGTTGCGGCGGGACACACAGTGATGGCAATTGAGAGTTGTTCGGAAAAGGGGATCAGAGTCCTCCCAGATGTTGACCTGGTGTATTCGGATTCTGAGGGTGTTTATTTCTGCGATTACACTCATTACAAGCCTGGTGTGGTTGACATGCCATACCTTTGGCCTGAAGGAAAGCAGAGGAAGAAATACAACATCATAAGGGACACTATGCCGGAAGATGCCATTGCCAGAGTGATCTCGTGGGGGATTGATCTCAGTGAGGTGGATGTGACGTTCGATGTGACACTTTTCCGGGGTTGTTCACGAGAAGCGGATTTTGAGTTCTCTGACACACTGATGGCCCATGGTGGTGAATTGACTCTCTCTGAGGTTGAAATGTTGCTCGATGATTACTCTGAAAAAATGTCGGTTCACTCAGATGACAGAAGAGGCATGGTGGACACTCCTCCTAGATCTGCCTCCCAAGACATCTGTGACAGTCTGATCTCTGTGGCTGGGATCAACTCATCTGTCGCAGCGAAAGTGTTCACACAATGGTCTGAAGAAGCAGCCCAACATCCTCGGGATTCAGAGTTCTTTTCAACACCGTTCCAGACCAAGATGTTGGAACAGTCCACAAAGGAATCTATTGAGTATCCAGAGGTTCTGCGGGGATGCTCGTCGCGCAATCCTTTTGAGAGACTGTCCTTCATCATGACCATGAACAAACGTCGAGGAATCACGTCCAGCGCCCTAACAAAGTTATTGTCACTGTGCACAGATGACAAAGTTCACCCCGTTCCTGAAGACGACTACCTAGCTGAGAACTATTCGGACGGCTCATACATGACAGGCGTTACAGCGAAAAGGGTGGTTAAAGACGAGGAGCTCACAACACTGGTGAAGTTGGTGTTTCCGCGAGGCAAATCCTGGAAAGGGTACCAACTGTTTCAGAAGAGTAACGGCTGGGGGTCACAAAAGCATGTGATGACCTTTGAGGAAACAGAGTCTTTTGTGGATGACGGGTGGAAAGAGCTGATGAGAAAGAGCACTGGCAGCTACATCACGGATGACACTGAAAAGCTGATTGACGATGTCATGCCTGACAGCGAACTGGCCAGCCACACCCGATCCATCATGAAAGAGACATTGTCTTTGGTGAAGGACACTGCCATTATGTCGTCGATCTGTATGAGGCAAGAGGTTGCCATGGCATTGCTCCACGTTCCTCGGAAAAGATCGTTGCTGCGAGGATCAGCGGGGTCATTCACTAAGCAGGATGTGGTGGTCAGTCTGGACAATGTGGGTGATCGCTACGCTGTGTGTATGTCTACCTTAGGACCAGCCACTTTTGGGCAACGACAGACTACCAGCTTCCTGATCCATGGAGTGTTCAAGGGAAGCAGAAAGCTGACTCGTGTGACACACTTGGGATTGTCTTATACCTTTGCTTTCACACCCGCCCAAGCTGACTGGAACATTGTGTTGTCACAACGTGCACTGTCATGGTTTGCCCTCAGCTGTGAATCAGTCTTTGCAAATGTGAAGAGTGTTCCGAGGTCTGACATGCTACTCCTCGGGAAAATGCCTCTGTTGATGATGTTTTCCAACTCTAATCGGTTCTCACAAGCAGCCGAGATGGTCAGATATCTCTTTGTCAATGGCTCAGGACTTTGCAGCAGCCCATCATCGTTGTATGAGAAAATCTCCTGGTACGCCCCAAAAACCCATGTTGAGCGTCTGTACATGTTGCGAATGTGCAAAATGGCCGACACTTTGAACGTTGCTAAATCTTGGGGAAGAATGATGTCGCTGAAAAAACAATTCGTCAGCACTCTCAATGAGGTAAACACTATGAGCTTGACGACTAAGTTTGAGGAGTGGGACTTAGCTATGCCTGACGAAGAGTTCTCAGGGCTCAGTTCTCAACACGTGTTCAATTCGTTTTACACTTGCAGAGCGATGACCATGCAACGGTACAACAAGACCATGTCAGAAGCATTAGTCCTGGACAAACAGTTGAAAGCACGGAAGGATTATCTGGATGTATTTCATCAAGACTTGAAGCATGAGGGGCGATTTCGAGCTGCTGTCAGATCCAAGGAGCATTTGATCCAGATGTATTCGGAAGAGGACTTTTCTTCGTCGGAGGCCAGAGAGTTTTCAGCTTGCCCTCTCACTGTCTATTTAGGGTTCCTTTCCACTATATTCCACATGTTCAAAAGCTCATCGGACAAGTCTCAGACAGTGTCATCCTATTGCAAAAAGGTGTTTCAGCTGGAATCTGTCACCCGCACATTGGAAGCAAAAAACGTGATGAACACCCGTGGGTCTGTGAGAGAATCCGGTGAAACTGGGGTGACTGTTACTAACATACAGATGAAGGCTGGCAAAAAGGTCACGGTGACACAGAACTCCAAATGTTACAGAACCATCTTGAAAGCCTTGCACAATCTGAACAAAGGGAAATTGCCGCCACCAGTTGTTGCGGACTGGGAAATCATAGACCCCAACTATGTGAACGATCCTGATGCTGACGATCTGGACCTACAAGCCATCATCACCATGTCAGATGCATTGTGGCCCCTAATATACTACTTCCAGTTCAACAGAGCACAGTGTGTCTCCAAAATGGTCCACAAGGATCAGATTGGGGCAAGGGAGATCGCTGTGCTGAATGCAGCTTCCAGGGTCATGTGCTTCTACGTGGAAATGCTGGCCAGATCCATTCGTGACACCGAACACCTCAAAGGCCTGCGGACCAATCTGATTGAACGGAAGGACAAAATGGACATCGTGACTGCATCAATGACTCGGTCTCTGGCAGAAAAACGCTCTGGAAGAGAAGTGGTGTACGACAGTGCTGATTGCTCAAAGTGGGGGCCCAGTATGATGGTGAACACTCTTTACATTACCATAGCCAGCAGAATAACAGACCCTGTGCAGCGCTCTGTAATCCGGAATTGTTTGACTCTATTTGGTTGCAAAGTGTTCAAGATCCCTGACAATTTCTTCGTTGGGATTCCTGACTGCCCGTCTTCCACCAACATCATAGGTCAGACGCAAGAAGAATTGAGGACCATGTCTTCTGAAATGGGCTCCCTGAAGCATCAGATCATACATCTACCAGAGAGCATGCATCAGGGAATTCTCGGGTGCAGCAGCAGTGTCCTAGGGTCCGATGCTCAAAATTTGACTGAGTATGTCCTCAGGAAGAATTACCAGGACCATGACATGAGGATCGTCAGTCACATCACTTCTGACGATTATTCTCGCATCATCAGCTGGCAAAACACAGGGGAAGGAGACCTCGGCCTGTATCGGTTCGCAAAGGAAACCCTATCCATCCATGTAGCAGTCCTCAGGGGAATGGGCATCAAAAGAAATCTGCAAAAGTCAGCGTTGTCAACTAGGTACTGGGAGTTCAACTCTGAGTTCTTTACCTCATCAGGTGATCTGCGTCCAGACATAAAGTCACGATTGTCGTACATAGACTACGGCGGTTCCAGTGACCCTTATCCGAATGCATTACGATGCATGACTCAAACATCAGAGTTCCTGCGAGTTGAAGGTTCTTTTGTGGGTGCATGTTGGGTCGGACTCCTCAACAACCAGCTCGCAATGTACCAGAATCAGAGTCGGTCGTTGTACACCACAGCAGGACAATGCATCTACAGACTACCACTTGAGTTAGGAGGGTTGATCAGAGTGGATCCTTTGTTGTCTGTTGTGTCTTCAAAGTTTCTGCCATATCTGTCAAATTATGAGCGTACACCTTATGCACCAATAGAAGACACAATCTCCATTATGCTGGACGGTCAAAGTTTTGAACCCGAGTTGATGGAGGTAATGGAGAATGATGCCCGGCATGTCAAAGTTCCTTCATTGTCTCGATCGGGCACCGTCCACCTATGCAGCCGCCCCAAGCGTTCCACCAGAGCCATCAGGGAATTCTTGATGTCACTGTCTCCAGAAGAGTATAGAACGGGTTTCACAGGCCGAACCACATCATCCACAGTCCTGGCTCTCATGGCATGTGCTCATCGAGAAGAGTCGACACTGGGAGATGATAGTAGTGCCATGAGATATGCTATAACTCAGACTGTCTCTAAGGCGAAGCTGTACCGAACCAACAGCACTCTGATGAGTAAGCTTTTGGGTTCAGGCACATTCTCTAGGTCAGAGATCCATCAGGCAGCCATGGAGTTCTTGGTGTCTAGAGAGAGCCTGGAGGTGACAAGAGTGGATTTTCTGAACACTAGTTCCATGGAAAGATCCCTGAAAGTCTACAGAGGCTTACTGGCGAAACTGAAACCTTTCGACATGTCTCCTGTGCCTCGGATCATGCACAAGCACGTGCAGATTGATGACTTCGCCAATTCTGGTTTTGTGTCTGAACGCCTCAAGTCATTTGATGATTTGTACAAACCAGAGGTGTTCAGCGGATCATCTGACATCCATCCGTGGACTTATCTAGAATCTTACACTAGCTTGAGATCTACACTGGAGTCTTTGGCCAGGCGAAAGCAAGTCTTCAGGATGGCGCTGCGGGAGTCTGACGATCATTCCAGAAATCTCATGGAAAAGGTTCTCCTGTCGAATTACATGGCTGGCTGCCGACTGTCTTATGCATACCGCGACTACAACCCAGAGCTCCTCAACATTGATGGTCGATTAACTCAGTCTCTCCACGCTATGTCGACACCTAGCCCAGGAGTTTTTGGTTCCAACACAGTGGATCTGCTGCTGCCTCAGTTTCCTGCTTTGTGGAGGTCAGGGAAAGTCAGACGTGTCGATGTGACTAGTTACATGAACTTGCTGGTGGGTGATCCAAGTTACTGCCTGGCCGACACAAATCTCCGGAAGCAAAGCCTGGATGCCCTGAGACAGATATCGCTGCAAAGTGGAGACAGGTTTTTAGTCATAGACCCCTACCGTTTGTCGCAGAATTTCCCATCCATGAACTACTCTTCCAGCAAACGAGTTCGGCTGTGGCAGAAGCCTCTAGTGAAGGATGCCGATGTCGTCGGGAGAGAGTTCATCCACCAGTCTGGTGATCACTACTCACATGATTTCCAATTTCTCAGAGATTGGGTGCAGCTGCCCTCGGACACCATAGTGGACAAATACTCTTCCATGGATCTGACCAGCCACCAGGAGGTTTCAGTGAAGCTAACAGAACATTTCGGGTTTCTAGTTTTGGCCACATCTAAATCAGGGCAACTGATTCAGATCTTGTCACAATCTCCTATCGAAAAAACCAAGGTGGTCCTATTCATGAACCAAGCCATCGAAGATGATCTAGATGGTCTAGAATCTTTAGGCGTCGAGTTGGATTCCACATACATAACACCTAAGATAGTTGATATGTTCGCCATGGCTGCAGGGTTCAGATCAGACTCTGAGTGGTTCGAAGCCAATGATGTCCCCACTGTTGTGGCCAAGGAAAACGATGATGACGCCTTGAATCTCTTTCTGTGTCAGGATGACGAGGAAAGCGATGACGAGTTTTCTGCCATGATGAACAACTTCCGTGCCACTGGCGAAATCAAAGCCACAGCTGGTCTTCTGGACTCATCTGGTGACGAGAGTGATCGGGACAGTGGCAGTGAAGGTGAGGATGACACAGGCCAAGAAGACATCTTAGACCCACCCATAGTAGTTCAGCGCCGGCACAGTATTGCAATAGAGTCCAACCTGAGCCACAAATCAAAAGGTGTGAGGTGGGGTGACTACTCAGACGAGGATGAAGAAGAGATTCCACCGCCAGGTCCCTACGAAGGATCATCAGAGTTAGGAAAACCATTGAGCGAACAGGGAACATCCGGTCCTGAGAGTGGCTACCTGGTGACTCTCGCAAAGGGGTCTGTGAAACGGATACCACCGGCCAGGCTAAGACAGAAAAGAAGCCCTTTTAGATACGGGTATGTGATTGAGGTTCCCGTCAAACTCTTGTCTTCAGAGTTTCAAGACACTGACCAGGGCTCAGCCTTATCGCATTTGGTGAACGAGATCACACAGTTGGAAGCTGCCGACGCAATTTGGGCAAAGCAGTACCTTTCTGAATCTCTATCACACTTCGGGCCTATTGTTTCCGCACTTGAGAGTGTTCGCGACATGGGTGACTATTAACTTCCTTGTTAGTCAGGAGGGGAATGCTTCCTAAGATCTTCCGGCGGTTCACATGTTGTCTCATAGTGTATCCTTTCGTATTCTGCAT